GCCTTGTCGGCCGACCTCACCGAGATCTCTCAAAGATCTTGGGCTAGCTTATGCTTCCCTGAGGAAAGTTTCACGGAGGTCAATTCAAATGTCTCGTCATCGTGAGCAAGATCTACGGATTCTATCGATTGGCACTCGCGTGTCACCGATAGGCCCGACGACTACTTACGTTAACAAGACAGATGGATTTTGGCGTATATGTGATGATACGATTGGGAGTTATCCGTTACCAACGGATTTCTCTACTTTCGAATCATATTCATATATACCAACCAGGTCGCTCATTCGGCCGAGTGGCTGGAGCTGGACTGCTTGTCCGCTCAGCTATCAGCCTGCGCTTCCTGACCCACGGCAAAAGTGGCCCGTTCTAACATCGTTAGATCGGAACGCAGTTGCGTGGGAGATACTCTCTAAGAGTAATCCGTCGGTACCGCATGTTAGCGTACCCACGGCACTCGGAGAGTTGAAGGACCTACCAGGACTAGTCAAAGGCTACGGCGATAATCTGCTAAAGAATATCGCTAATGGCTATCTCTCTTGGAGATGGGCCATTAAGCCAATGATTAGCGATCTGCGGAAGATCTTACGGTTTCGTAAGGCTGTCAATGACAGGCTTACTTGGCTGTATAAGCTTCGCGCAGGTGAAACCTTACGGCGAAGGGTATCTCTTGGTACGACCCTACTTTCCGACTCACCCACTAATATCTTTATAGATACTACTGGATGTTGGATCGTAGGAACCTCTAAACTCTTCTATGCCCGAAAGGCATGGGGGTCGGCGCAGTGGAAACTGCAACCGAATTCCGTGTTACCGAATGTTGGTGCTCGCGAGCTTGATAGGCTTGCGTGGCGTCTAACTTTTGGTATCACGAGTCATGAGGCTTTGGCCACGGCTTGGGAGTTAACTCCCTGGTCCTGGCTGGTTGACTGGTTTGCTAATGTCGGCACAATCATAGCCGCCACGAACAACACAGTTGGCTGTACCTGGAGTAATGTGTGTTATATGCGCACTACCGAAGCAATTCGTGTAGTGACAATTAACACACAGTCGTCAGATAGTGATCAAGTCGCGGCCCTTGCGGGTCAAGACTATTACTATAGGACGATACGTAAGGAGAGATTTGTTGTCTCGCCTACGTTACCCATTCCCGTTCCTCAGTTGCCCATCATCACTGGTGGGCAATGGTCGATCCTAGCAGCTTTGGCCGCCCAGCGGCTTTAAGCCGTTGGGTTGTCGCGTTGTTAGGAGAAGTTCCATGTTGGGTTCCACTCTTACTCTTCCTCAAGCTGGTGGTGACAAGGTTCTCGTCAAGATCAACCAAGATGGATACTCTTCTGAGTATCTGCTCATGGCGACCTTGGACGAATACCGCGCAAAGATCAGACACACGAAAGTGGGTCCGACCAATGCACGCCCATACGAAGCGTTCCGTCACAACTTCGAAGTTGTGCAGACCGTATTCGCTGCTGGTGACGTTCCTCAGTATGAACGAAAGTTCTACTTTGTGATCGAAACCAAGCCGGGTGACACCGCTACCGTGTTGGCGGACGCCGTTGCGGATCTGATGATCCTTTCGGCGAACGCCTTCTTGGTAAGCTTGAATGGTTGGGAGTCGTAGTCTCGGAGCACCTTCTATTGAGAAGGGCACAGTAGCTTGTAGCTACCGTTTCCGTTACCAAAGCTCCTTTCCATGAGAGGAAGGGGGGTTCCTGGCAGCATGGGACATTTCGCGGAGTTAATCCACGTATGTCTAAGTGCCATGTCACGGAACTCCAGAACTTGTGGGTAGCGATCCTTATGGACGCTACTCACGCATTCCCGACCCTGCGAGCCGAATTTGAGAGAGATCTCAACCGTCTCCAGAGAATCGTGGCGCATAGAGGTATTCGAGTTTTTCTCGAGGACCTTCCTGCGATTGGCAAACACTTTGACAGGTGTTTGTCATGCGGCCAGTACAGTTTATCAGGGCTTCCTCTCTCGAAGAGGAACTCTAATAATGTAGTGATTCCGAAGTTTCTTCGGGGACTCTACTTACTGGTTTTTCACGATTCGGGTCAACTGAAGGAGGACTGCAATGTCGAAGCGCTCTTCTTTGTACGCCAGCTCACGCTTGCGTTTAAGAAAGGCAAAATCGCTTGCTCTGACGAAGCCAACGAAAAAGAAGTCGTTGAGTTCTTCGTCACGGACAGTTCCTTACCGAAGCCTGAAAGCTTCTGGGAAGGGTCACTTTCGGAAGCAACAGCTCAAAGTCCCGCTGAGGGATCCGAGCCGAGAGCGACCGATACTCGCCCTGCTGAAAGGGGTTGCGAAGAGTCTCCTGGAGGAGGCTCTAGCATCACTCCTGAAGGATCTGTCCTCGAAAGAGGTAGTTCCGTTGGAAGTGAAACCTTGGCAGCACGAAGGATGATCTATGAAGGATTCAGTAGATCCTCCCTCTATGAGGGACGAGTTAGAAGTGTGTCTTCGCCTCAAAAGCGAAGACGACTGTCTATCCTCCTGGCGAACCTTGACGTCGTGTCAAGTTTCGTTACCGCTTCGCTCGGGCCTTACGATCCGAGCTTATGGCGGTTCAGGCACGGACCAGGTGCTGTTTCAGAGTATCGTGGACCGACCAATAAATATTATTGGACAAATTGGTCAGATACCCTGGAATCCGAGTTTCCAATTGCTGACTATGGTTTCCATAGTTATCGCAGTTGGGCAGACAGAGTTCATACTGGACGAGGTATCAGTTCCTCCGAACTGCCATCTCGAATGGTATGTGTACCGAAGACCTACTCGCGACCACGGCTCATTGCCGCGGAACCGAGTGCGAATCAGTGGTGCCAACAGAATATGTGGCACTACTTTCATCACCGAAGCAGAGGTTGTTGGATCTATAACTTCGTTCGCTTTCGCGATCAGAGTTATAACCAGCGCCTTTGCAAAGTGGGGTCCCGGTACGGTACGCTTGCTACGCTCGATTTATCGAGTGCTAGCGACCGTGTCACCTGTCACGCTGTTGGGCAGATGTTTCGGGGTAACCCGAGACTGTTAAACTGCCTTAGAGCGTCTCGTACCCATACTGTATCACAGGATATCACCCAAAAGGTGCCTCCTTTGATACCGTTGAGAAAATTCTCAACGATGGGCAACGCCTGCACCTTTCCTGTCGAAAGTCTTATCTTCCTAAGCGTGACCTTGGCTGCGGTGCTTACGCAACGCGGTTTGAGGCCATCGCCGAGGAATATTCGACGATTGACGGGCGAGGTTGCCGTCTTCGGGGATGATTTAATTGTCCCCGTTGACAGTCGGGAGTTACTAACTGATGCCCTTGAGATCTTGGATTTCAAGGTTAATACTCACAAGTCTTTCTGGAATGGAAATTTCAGAGAGTCTTGTGGTGTTGACGCTTTTAGGGGGTGTGATATCACACCAGCCTATTGGCGCAACTTCAGTAGTAACAAACCTGAGTCTCTAGCAAGTACGGTCGACACGAGAAATAACTTCTACAAGAAGTTTCTTCTCAATGCGGCCAGTCAACTTGCGTCGACCTTACCACCAGGTTTGCCGGTGGTAGCCATGAGATCAGGTGTCTTCGGTCTAAAATCCTTTGTTGGTCCCGACCTGCGCGGTCTTAGACTGCGCGGGAACGATGATCTACAAAGAACAGAGGTCTTTGTCCTATCCCGTATAGGGAGACAGACGAAGGTCCCGATCGAAGACGACTCTGCTTTGCTTCAGTACTTCACTGAAACTCCGGACCCATTTTCCAAATGGACTTCCGGAACTCCGCAGAGGCCTCGAACGTTGTTACGTTCGAGATGGGTGGCTCTATCCGACTTTTTTGCACCATGCAAGAAGTCCAAATAGAGAGGGAGCTAATGGTTGGAGTTTAGCAGCGGAGCCTACCCTCGACATAAGATAGCTTCCAGCTATCCCTTGTTAAGTATAAGCTTGCGGCGATACTTCTGGC